ATGCACAGGATGTAGGATTTAAACCAAGTTTTGTTATAATTAAAAGAACAACAGCTACTGAAAGTTGGTTTATTTTTGATACTAGAAGACCTGATAAAAGATTAGAAGCTGATTCAAGTAATACTGAAAATACTGATGTTAGATTTAACCTTACTTCAACAGGCTTTGATTTTGATGGTAATGTATTTAACGAAAGTAGCAATACTTATTTATATATGGCAATCAAATGATATGGATGACGGAATGAAAATATTTGGATTGTATTCTGCTAATATTTTAGCATTGGCTTTTAGTGTATCAGAGGTAAATGGATTTTTACAAATGCTTGTAATGTCTGCCACTTTAATTTTCACAGTTATTCAAATTTATAAAGCACTAAAAAAATGAAACTACCAAGCAATGGAGTAGCAAAAGATATAAGGCACTATATTGGTGCATTGGTGGTGTTTTTTCTTGTCGTGGTTATTTTATTTTATTTAACTAGATACGAAATACCAGACGAAAATTCACAAATAGTAAACACACTGATCGGTATGATTGCTGCGAGCATTGCAATGGTAATAAGTTCAATCACAGGAAGAAACCCAGACGATCTTGAAGCTGCTAAGAAAAAAATCAGTAACTTGGAAATGAAAATTGATATGTTAGTTGCATCAAAAGATATGTTAGAAAATATGTTGATCAAAGTACAAGACGATACGATTGATAGATTATTATTAAATAATACATTGTCGTACGATAGCAAAAATTATGGATGTAAAAACGAAAACTGCAAATGTCAAGGTACGAATTAAAACATTTTTCTTATGAAGAATTTGACAGCCCTGATGATATTGGCAGCGGTGATCTTATGGATGATGAATTTTTGGGGATGCTCGATGTTGCACGTCAAATCGCCGATATACCATTTAAAATCAATTCAGGATACAGAACAAAAAAACACAATCAAAAGGTTGGAGGAAAATCGGATTCGAGCCATCTTATTGGAAAAGCGGCAGATATCGCATACACAGATTCAAGACAAAGATGGATTATTATTACAGCATTACAAGACGCAGGATTTAATCGACTTGGCATTGCAAAAACCTTCGTACATACAGATAGTGACGAAACAAAATCACCAGATGTTATCTGGACTTACTAGCACAGTTGGCAATACTTTAATAGATGTCAAATAAAAAAAAATTTAAAGATACTGCAGTAGGTTCTTTCTTATTAAAAAAGATACCAAAAGTCGTTGGTGCTATTGCACAAGATACACCGGTTGGAAATGTCATAGAAGCAATTATTGGTGGTTCAGATATGACCACAGAAGATAAAGAAATAGCACTAGAAAAATTAAAACTAGAACGCACAGAAATGGATGGTGTTACCAAACGTTGGGTTGCAGATTCTAAAAGTGGTTGGTTAGCAAGTAATGTAAGACCACTAACATTAATATTCTTAACTGTAAGCTACGTTCTTGGTTGGTATATGGGTTATCCCTTAGATGAAATTACAGGGCTGCTTACGATCGTTATAGGCGGTTATTTTGGTAGCAGAGGTGTTGAAAAAGTATTCGGTGATAATAAACACAAATGATTTGTCCACATTGCGTAGCGGTCTGTTTAATTGGTTGTGCTGTATTGATTAAAAAAATTAAAAGAAAATAATATTTGCTATTATATATATAACAATATAAATATATAATATAATAAAAATATAATAATATATATATATATAACAGGAAAAAAATTGAAAAGAACTAGAAAATCTATTGTTAAGCAATTAGATACTTTATTTAGCCAATATATAAGATTGCGTAAAAGCAATAATGATATATCAGAATGTTATACTTGTAATAAAAAAGATCATTGGAAAAAACTACAATGCGGACATTTTATGTCACGCAAACATTATTCTACTAGATGGGATGAAACAAATTGTCAAGTACAATGTTATGCTTGTAATGTTGCTAGATATGGTGAGCAGTTTATATTCGGTAATAAACTTAATGAAGAATATGGATTAGATACTGCAGAAAATTTATCTATAAAATGCAGGCAAGTAGAAAAATTTAGCAACAATGATTTATTAGAAAAAATAGTCCATTATAAAAACCTTTTAAAAGAATATAGTATTTGATATATAATCGCTACATTTGTTATACTGATCAACCTTTCTCACTGTTTGATTAGTTTCTTTTTTTCTATTGACAGGGCGGATTCACCATCCGCCTTTTTTTTTATTGACAATTTTTTTATAAATTAGTTGCAAATTTTAAATATATATTATGAAAGGAACTATTAAAGCAGTACAAAAGACAGGAACTTTTCAGGAATTGCAAAAGTACAATGTCACGTTTAATCATTCGCAAGGGGATAGTGTTTTATTTTTCTCAAAAAGCGAACCTACTGATGAAAACTTTCCGTTAAAAGTTGGCACAGAAATTAATTACGAACTAAAGCCAAATGGTAATGGCAAAATAATTCGTGAGGATAATTTTACAAAAGCATTTAATCAAATGCCTAGTGGTAAAATAAACACAAATGATAGCATTCTTGCACAGGTGTGTTATAAAGCAAATATGGATGCGTTTGGAAAAGACTACAACGACAAAGTAGAAGAACAAACAATAAAAGATTTTAAATGGATGAAAAATTTAATTATTAATGGACAATAAAGCAGAACACAAGTTTTTACCTTTTTATGTTAGAGCCGGTCAGTTTGATTGGATTAAAATGGAAAGGTCAGGTAAATTAGAAGAAATAATTACCTTTTACGAATCACTTCGTGATAAAGATGCAAATGGTAACCCTGTTAAAAGCAAAGACAAATGGGTTAACACACAAGTAAAAACTAGCAGAAAGACAGGAAAGTTTTTTGAAGTGCTAGTAGAATTTGAAAAAAAGCCCGAGGTGAAATCTAGCGAACATATGCCGGATAGGGTTGAGAGTGATCTACCTTTTTAATTTAAAGGGGGGTAAATAAAAAAGGCAAGTTTGCTGTTGTGTCAAACTGTTAGGAAAGTGATTTGTCTTTAAGTAGTTGAAAGTTCACTACGTTTTTATCCCCCCTTTTTTTTTATATTTGTTAAATGTTAATAGAATTTAGTGAGCAGATTGCGTATTTACAAAAGGTAAGATCAGGTGAAATCAAAACTGCTACAGGTCTAGGAATAAAAGATTTTGACGAACATTTCAGATTTAAAAGTTCAAATTTCAATATTATATTAGGGCACGCAAACGTAGGAAAAACATCTATTGCTTTATATTTGATGCTATTGTATAGTGTGTTGCATCAAAAAAAATGGCTAGTCTATTCTAGTGAAAATGAACCTTATAGTTTAATACGCAAAATGATTGAATTTTTAGAAAAAAAACCAATCAACAAAGTAACAGACAAAGGATTTAAAAAGTCTAGTGATTTTATAAATGATCATTTTAAATTTATAGATAATGGACAAATGTATACTTACAAAGATTTATTAGATTATGCAGATGCTATAAAACAAGCGTGGAATTATCACGGACTATTTATTGATCCATATAATTCATTAAAAAAAGATGCAGACTTATTAAAAAGCGTAGGTGGTCACGAATATGATTATACAGCTTGTACTGAATTTAGAATATTTTGTAAAAAGCATAACGTAACTATCTGGTTAAATACACACGCTAATACAGATGCATTAAGAAAAAAGCACAGTAGCTTTGATGAATATGCAGGACATCCTATTCCACCTATGGCAAGTGATGTTGAGGGTGGCGGTAAATTTGTTAATCGTGCAGATGATTTTATGGTAGTGCATCGCTACGTACAGCATCCATCAGATTATATGTATAGTTTTATACACATAAGAAAAGTCAAAGAAATAGAAACCGGTGGCAGACCGACTGCAATTAATAATCCTATACCAATAAAAGCATTACCTAACAATGTTGGATATTCTTTAAATGGTATTGATTTACTAGATACAGTTAAAACCCCACAAAACCTACCATTCTAGCGTTATTATATAAGGTAAAAAAAAATTGCGTAACTTTCCTATTAAAAAACTATGGGATTAGACGTGCAATTAATACCGATTTATGGTTGTGCATTAGGTGTTTTATATTACAATCCAAATCTAGAACCAGATCAACCAAACGTTGATGATGATGATTTTTATCATCAGTTAACTATAATGTTTGTATTCTTTGGCATACATATTACTTGGTGGGATTTTTAGAATTATTATATAAAAAACATAAATTATGGATACGTTATTTATTAAAAATGGGATGTCCAAAAGATTTGTGCGAAGATATAACACAAGAAATGTATATTAAGATTGATACATATCTAAAAAAAAACAACAACAATATAAAATATGGGGATGATGTTAACGTCTATTTTATTTATTTAACCCTAAGAAGTTTGTACACAGATTACCATCGTAAATTAAAAAACGTAAAAATGGTTGAAATAAATGAATCAATTTTAGGTGATATGGAAACAGAAGTCAGTAATGAAAATTTAGAAGATTACAATATAAATTTGGATAAAAAAATATCTATTGAAGAATGGTACAATGATCAACTGTATTTAGATTTACTAGAAAATGAAGATTTGCAAGATGTGAATTATACAAAAGAAGAACTAGAAAAATATTATTTAAGAAGAATTTTCAAAGAAGTATTTTATGATGATGTACAAGTTTCAAAATTATCAAAGGATACAAACATTACGTATTGGAGTTTACGCAATACCATAAACATTATTAAAAAACAAATTAAAAAGAAATATGAAATTAGGAAACGTACTAGAAAAGATATTTAAATACACAGGCATTAAATGGCTTGTTGAAAAAATTGTTATTGATCTGTTAGGTTACAAATCTTGCGGATGTGATAAAAGAAAAGAAAAATTAAACCATATAAAAATAGACCTATGGAACTAGAAGATATAAAATGGTGGAAACAATTTAAAAAAAGATACGATGGAGTTAGACTTGATAGTGCCGATTTTGATGTTTTATGTAAATTACACGCTACTTATTTTAAGCATTCCTTTTACAAGCCTTGTAGTTGCAATGGCGGCAAAATTATTAAAGAATGGGCTCAACAACTAAATGAACGATATAAGATATACAAATGAATATAAAAGAAGTACATCTTTGGGAACAGGCGATTGTAAATGTTTTAAATCTTGATAAATGGGATTTGACTTGGTGTGGTGGAAAGTTTGAACATTACGATGCAGTAGGTGAAACATCAAAGGGGATACCCTGTGTTATTGAAATGAAGTTCAGGCAAAAGTATTACGAAACTAAAATGCTAGAAAAATATAAATTTGATCAGTTGATGAATATGCCTGCTGATATGGTTAAGTTATATTTTGTGAATGATCCTAAAGCAAATTATTTGTTCTGGTTAAATGAAATAGATATGCCAGAAATAACGACCATAAATTGTCCAGATACTACGTTATGGACTAAAAAACGCACAGACAAAGATGTGTATATGCTAGAGGAAAGTGATGCTACAATTACCAATTTCAATATTAGTTATTAATTTTTTGTTAATAATTAAAATGTTTTTTATATATTTGTTTTATGGAAAAAAACGTAACAGATAGAAAAATTGATTTATTAAAAGCTATTGAATTTTCCAACGACTTTCAAATGCTTTCAGAGGTTTTATTAAAATGGAAAAAAGCCAAGCCTACTGAAACTATTGACAAACTAATCAATGCAACAATTAGAATGTATTATTATTCTTTTAATATGGAAGAAGAAGTCAGGCATATGCGTAAAATTGTAAGTGAATATCGTGCAGATAAAACTAGAGCAGTTGAACGTGCAAGGGTTGCAGATAAAAAAATAGAAACACTAGAAAAGAAACTTAAAACTTTAAAACTATGAGAAAATTTAAAACAGTAATTCACCAATATAATGGTTGGACTAATTGGGAAACTTGGTACATTCATTTACATTTATTTATAGATGCATATTATCAATTTAGCGAAGATCTACCAGAAAATCAAAAAGAAGCTTTACAAGTAATTCAGACAAGATTACTTTTACAAGTAGAGCATTATTTGTATGAAAAAGATAACGATACGATTAATACTATGGACTATAGTCGTATTAATTATACAGAAATAGCAGAGCATATTTTAGATGAACATTTATATTACCAAGGGCAGTTATGAAACACAACGGATGGTCAAATCGTCAAACTTGGCGAGTTAATTTAGAAATGCTTGATGGTAGTCCAGAAATGGCTACGTGGAGTGAAGATGAATTAGAAGAATATTGTCGTGAAATATTATCAGAACAAGGCGAAGGACTTTGTTTTGATTATGCGATTGATTTTTTACGTCAAGTTAATTGGCGAGAAACTAGAGAACATTTACACGATATGTATTGTTGCCACTATTGCAACGAACCTACCGAAGATGTTATGTGCGAACAATGTGAAGGCGAACAAGAAACAATGACTAGCTATGACAAAGGATAAAATGATTAATATGTACCATAAGATGGATATGTATGACAAAGAATTTATGATTGGGTTACTAGCAAAAGATATGTTCGTGCCTGTTGAAATAGATTATTTAGATGGTGGCAAAACAGTATCACATTGTATGGATATAAGCGCAGAAAATCCTGTATGTTTTAATGGCGCACATTTACAATTAAATTTAGAGGATTCAATTAAGGTAAGACCATCAGAATTATATGATGATAACTTTAGAGATTTACAAGATAAATTAATTAAAAATAGAAAAAATGGCGTATAAAAATAAAGAAGATCAAGCCAAAGCATCAAAACTTTGGTATGAAAGAAACAAGGAATTAACCAAAAAAAGAACTGTTCAATGGAAAATTGATAATGCAGAAAAAGAAAAAGAACAAAGAAAGAATAGATATAGCAAAATAAATCCATTAACAGGAAAAAAAATCGGTGCTGAAGAACGACAGTTTTATAAAAAACAAAATCCAATAAACACAAAAAAAGTTGCAGGAAAATATAGAGATAAAAAAAGATTAAATCATTTTAATAAATTATTACAGAATTATATTCAAGATTATAAGAACGACTTTGATCAAGCAATTAAGCTCACAATTCATATTGAATTTTTAGATTTAATTTCAAAAGATAAATTTTTTAATTTACAAGTACTAAGGTCAACCACTTATGTGATTTGTAAAGATGAATTTTTTGGAGAATATTTACAAGATTTTTATCAATTAGAAGAATGGTTACAAAATAATTTTACAAAATCAGAAAGAAAAAGTTCTATAAAAATTTTATCACAAACTGGATTTAAAAGTTATCAAGACTATTATGCAGGAATAATACCAGATGTAGATACAAGCGACTTACCAAATTTTAACTTTAATTTATAATGGAAAAAAGTAAAAGACTAGATACAGACATAGTAGTTAGACGAACCTTGATAGATGGCACTTGGAAAATAACCATTGCCGAAACACAAAATGATTGGTGGATCAAAACAAAAAAAATAATAAATGATATTATTAGTTGATGCAGATTCTTTAATTTTTAGTGCGTGTTATCGTAAAAAATTGCACCCTGAAGATTATCCATACTTTACAGAGTTACAAGATGCAGTTGCAAAATTTGATGAAGTGTTTACATCAATGATAAATGACATTGAAGAAATGTATGAAGTAGATCGTGTTATTGTTTTTAATGGTGCTAGGGGAAACTTTAGAAAAATAATAACCCCTAAATATAAAGCGAATAGAACGAATGCAGAACGACCACCTTTGTTATTTGATTTGCATAACTATGTATCAAAACAATATGATTCAATAAATGCACACGGAGTTGAAACAGACGATGCGGTTGCAAGATATTGGTTCGAAATATCAGAAGTGATGGGTAGGGATGAAGTGATGATTGTAAGTCTTGACAAAGACTATAAACAGTTTCCTTGCCTTTATTATAATTATCATCATAAGCATAAAGTAGTGTTGGATATAACACCAGAAGAAGCGAGATACAACTTTTATGAACAAATGATTGCCGGAGATACTGCAGATAATGTTAATTATTTTATAGGAAAAGGTGTTAAGTTTGCAAAAAATTACTACAAAGATTGTCAAACAGATTATCAATACAGAAGAAAATTGTACGAATTATTTAAACAAGAATACAAATCAAAAGCAAAAGAAAAATATTCTGAATGCTATAATTTATTAAAATTAAGAACTAAATGAAATTTACGGAGATACAAAAATATGTCAACGAACATTTTAAACTAGACATTACAAAAAAAACTAGAATTAAAAATTATGTAGAAGCACGATATATTTATTTCAAACTATGTCAAGACTTTGGAGAAACCAGAACGTTATCTTCAATAGGTCAAAGTATTAACAAAGATCACGCTACGGTATTACACGGATTAAAAACAATTAGCGATTGGATGCTTTATGATCAAAAACTTTTAAATGATTACGAAATATTATATAAATTTTTAAGGAAAATAAATAATATAAAATCATCTAAAGAAACTTTGTATTTTTCATTGGCAAAAAAAATGGATAAAATGAATTCAACTATAAAAAAACTAGAAACAAAAGTAAAAGAATATGAAAGTCAAAATCACTGAAATAAAAACAAATCCTGACAATCCTAGGTTGATTAAGGATAATAAGTTTAAAAAACTAGTACAAAGCATTAAAGAATTTCCAGAAATGCTAGAGAAAAGACCTATTGTTGTAGATGAAAATATGATGATACTTGGTGGCAATATGCGATTTAAAGCAAGCCAAGAATTAGGATTAAAAGAATTATACGTTATAATAGCAGAGGGTTGGAGTGATGAACAGAAAAAACAATTTGTAATAAAAGACAATAGTAATTTTGGGGAATGGGATTGGGATATACTTGCAAATGAATGGGATAATAAAAAGTTAATTGATTGGGGAATTGATTTACCTATATTAAATGAGAAATTACAAATTGAAAATGGTGAAGAACCAGAAATTGAAATTACAGAAGAAATTTTAGAAGAACATAATTATTTGGTTTTTACTTTTGATAATCAATTAGATTGGCAAGTAGTGAAAGAAATATTTAATATTGTAACGGTTGCAAAAGCAGGATATACAGACACATATATGCAAAAAGGAATTGGCAGAGTAAAATCTGGAAAACTTTTAATTGAAGCTATAAACAAAAAATAATGGATTATAAAGTATATATTCCTTCAAAGGGTAGAGCAGGAAAAGTAACAAGTCACAAATTATTTAAAGAAAGTACTATTATTTGTCCAGAAAGTGAAGAAAAAAATTATAAAGATTATCACAAAAATGTTATAGCAGTACCAGATCAAGTAAAGGGAATAACTTCAACAAGAAATTGGATTTTAAACAATATTAATGACGATTGGCACGTGCAAGTTGATGATGATGCATTGAGTTTCCATATGTTTGAAAAAGGAAAAAAACAAACATTTATAGATCAAGACAAAATACATAAAATATTAGATAACCAGTTTCATTTATGTGATGGATGGGGTTTAAAAGTTTGGGGATTTGCTTTAGCAGCAGATTACAAATTTTATAGAGAATATACCCCTTTCAGCACACAAGGAGTTATAGGTGCAAATATTATTGGTATAATAAAAAATGATTTAAGATTTGATGAAAGATTAAAAGTAAAAGAAGATTATGATTACTCAATGCAAAATATTGCAAAATATTCAGGTGCTTTAAGATGTATGAAATATGGAATTGATGTAATTCATTTAACAAATGAAGGTGGTTGTGTTTCTTATAGAACAAAAGATGTAGAAATGCAGGCTTATTCAGTTCTTTTGAAAAAATGGGGAAAAAAAGTAGTAAAATTACAAAACAACAAAAATTTCTTAAAAATGAGATCACCAAGAAAAGGAGTATAAAATGAACAAAAGCGAACACAAAAAAAAGGCATTACTCGAAGCGTTAGAAAAAACTCTAGGCGTTGTGACAACTGCTTGCAAACAAGTAGGTGTGGGTAGAACTATGTTTTATGAATATATGAAAGACACATTATTTGCAAAACAAGTAGATGACATTTCTAATATTGCACTAGACTTTGCTGAAAGTCAATTACATAAACAAATAAGAGATGGTAACACCGCAGCTACAATATTCTATTTAAAAACAAAAGGTAAACGCAGGGGTTATGTAGAACGTCAGGAAATAACAGGTGCAGAAGGATTACCAAATGACATAAAAATTGAGATCATTAGAAACAACGATAGCGACTAATGTAGTCTGTGATCATCTTTTATATTCAGATAAAAAAATCACCATCGAACAAGGTGGAACTAGATCAGGTAAAACTTATAACATACTGATTTGGTTAATATTTTTTTATGCACCTAGCAATCATAATAAAGTAATTACTATTTGCCGAAAAACATTTCCTGCATTACGTGCAACTGTAATGCGTGATTTCTTTGATATTATAAAAAGTCAAGGAATGTATAGCGAAGAAAAACACAACAAAAGCAGTTCAGAATATATGCTTTATAATTGTTTGGTTGAGTTTATATCATTAGATGAACCAAGAAAAGTGCGTGGTCGTAAAAGGGATTTACTGTTTATTAACGAAGCGAATGATCTTACGTTTGAAGATTGGCAACAATTAATATTTAGAACTAAAGAAAAAATAATAATAGACTATAATCCTTCAGATGAATTCCATTGGATATACGATAAAGTAAAAGTAAGGGAAGATGCTGATTTTTATATTACAACTTTTAATGATAATCCATTTTTAGAAGAATCTATAAAAGATGAAATAAGGCGTTTAAAAGACACGGATGAAAATTATTGGCGTATATATGGGTTGGGTGAAATTGGAACCGGTAGAAGCCTTATATTTAACTCACACGTATGTGATAGCGTTCCACAAGAAGCTAAGTTTTTGTCTTATGGTATGGACTTTGGATATACAAACGATCCAACTACGTTGATAGGTGTTTGGAAACACGACACCAATTTATACATCAAAGAATATCTTTACAGAACAGGAATGACCAACCAAGATATCGCAAAAGAACTAGAAAGAATAGGATTAAATAGACGTGATGAAATTTATGCCGACAGCGCAGAACCAAAATCAATAGAAGAAATATACAGATTTGGTTGGAATATGAAACCTGCAACAAAAGGCAGGGATTCTATAAACATAGGGATAGATACTTTAAAACGATACAAACTGTTTGTTACAAAAGATAGCCTAAACACAATTAAAGAATTTAGAAACTATAAATGGAAAGAAGATAAAAATGGTAACGTATTAAATGTTCCTATTGACACAAACAATCATAGTATTGACGCAATACGCTATGGAACTTACAGCAAATTATCCAGACCAAACTATGGTAAATACGCTATCAGATAAAAAAAGTTATTATTTTTTTGTTTATAAATATTTTTTATTATATTTGATCTATAATTAAAAACAAAATTATGGATTTACAAGAACAACTAGATACAATAGAAAAAAGAAGTGATAATGCTTATACAGTAGGCAAAGTCAAAGGTATGCTAAGACTTTTAAAAAGCACACCTACAATTGGAATCACAGGCACGTTTCATCAGATTGACAAGATCATTGATGAACTAGACAACATCCAATTATAATATTGGCGTGACTTATAATTGTTGACAAAGTTCGAAAGTACACTATCAGCATACACGCCTTTTATTAGATTAAAAAATTTATTATATTTATAAAAACAATAGAAAAAATGCAAAATCGCAAAGGCACAAAGACTATCACTTTCAATGACGACTACTTTACAGAACTTATACCATTATGTGGTAGGATTGTAGGCGATAGATTCGCTACACTTCAACAAGCTAGAATGCGACAAGTTGCTATACAGGGAAAATAATGGTGCAAATACCATTTACGTATGATGATTTTTATTACTGTGTGCAGATAGCAGAATTAAGAACCTCTACAAATAATTATTATAAAATTGCAGAGCCAAGACAAATAGAAAAAAAAATTTCAGTACCTAAAAAACATTATATTGGTGCAATCGGAGAATTAGCTTACAGTAAATATTCTGGATTGCCTATTGATACTGAAGCATATACTTATGGGGATGATGGTACTGATTTTAAAAATGGTGTAGATGTTAAATCTAGTATGATAAATAGTTGCCCTAATTTATTATTAAAAAAAGAATTTATGCGTGATACTGCAAAGTATTATGTTTTATCTTGGATCAACCACGATGATGTTTATTTGATTGGATGGATTAGCAAAGAAGAATTTAATTCTAAATGTAAAGTCGTAAATTATGGCAAAGGAGATTCATTAAGACTTGATCATAAACTTTTAAAACCTATGCATTTGTTATAATATTTTTCTTGTTATTGTTTTTAGGAAAATTGGGTATCTTTACAGGTACCCTTTTTTTTTGCACAAATATTAAATACATACGTTATATTATTATGGAACTTAAAGTACAGATACCAGATCAATTAAGCGAGATTACAATTACTCAATATTCTGCATACTTAAATATCATAGAGCAATTTGAGAAAATGAAAGAACAGAATAAAAATTCTGATGTCTTTTATTTATTAAAAACACTAGAAATATTTACAGGTATAAATTACCAAGATGGAATGAAGTTGAGGTTGACTGATGTTAAAAAGATAATTTTAAAAATAGAAAAACTATTATCTGAAAAGCCTGAATTGATTAGATCATTTAAACTAGGCGATACAACATTTGGATTCATTCCAAAGTTAGACGATATGACATTCGGAGAATATGTAGACCTAGACACAAACATTTCTAATTGGGATAATATGCACAAAGCAATGGCTGTGTTATATAGACCTATTAAACTGAAGAAAAAAGGATTATACCTTATTGAAGATTACAAGGGCGATGCCTATCACGAAGCAATGAAACTGATGCCTTTAGATGTTGCCTTTAGTTCACTGATTTTTTTTTATCATTTAGGGATGGACTTGTCGATAGGTATGACGAAATTTTTGGAGAAAGCGAAAGCGAAACCAGAGTTGACGGAATCTCAAATTTTTCTAGAAAATGGGGATGGCATCAATCAATCTATTCTCTCGCTAAAGGGGATGTTACAAGATATGAAGCTATAAGTAAAATGAATATAAACACCTGCTTTTTGCATTTGTGTTTTGAAAAAGAAAAAACAGATTTGGAAAATCAACAGATTAAAAAAAGTTTTAAACGATGAACGTAGGCGCAACAGCTTTTTATAGAGTTACACAAACTATCAAGGATGAACTGATTAGCAATGCACACGTTAACACAGTTACCTATGGGGATATTACCAAAATAGATTTAAGTAAGCAAACAATATTTCCACTAGCACACGTGATGGTAAATACTGTAACACAAGTTGAAAGGCTTTTAAATTTTAACATTACTGTTTTTACGATGGATGTTGTGGATTTTTCAAAAGATGCTACAACAGATATTTTTCTAGACAACAGCAATGAACAAGATGTTTTAAATACGCAACTGTTTGTGTCTAATAGAATGGTTGAAAAATTAAGGTCTGGAACTTTATACCTAAACAAATACCAATTAGATGGCAACGCAAGTTGTGAGCCTTTTGTAGATAGATTTGAAAATGAAATAGCAGGGTGGGCAACTACTTTTTCGATATTAGTGCAAAATGATGTAGACAATGAAATATGATAATCTAAAACTAGCACTAGAAAAGTATCGTGACCTTGTAATTGAGGAATCTAAAAACAACCTCGCTAGAGCAAAGAAAAAAAATAGTGGGGGGTTATATGATAAAATTAAAGGAACGTCCGTTAGAGTGTCTAAAAACAGCTTAGAATTTAATATAGAGATGCCTTTCTACGGAACATTTGTAGACAAGGGTGTATCCGGTACAATTACAAAATATAATACGCCATATAAATACACAAATAAAAAACCACCTGCATTGATAGATTGGGTTACAAAAAAACGATTTCAGTTTCAAGATAAAAAAGGTAGATTTTTAAGTTACAAAAGCACAGCATTTGCAGTTCGTGAAGGAATATATAAATATGGTATTAAGCCGAGTTTGTTTTTTACAAAACCATTTGAGAAATATTTTAAAAATATACCACAAGAAATTACAGATGCATTTGGACTAGACGTAAGCAATTTTATGTCGTTTCTTATAAAACAAAATTTCAGAACTAATGACTAAAATAAATGCACGTTCGCCATTTTTCGCATCGTTTAGCACACCGACAAAACCATCACCTGCATTTACTTGTGATATTGCAAAAGGCACAGGACTAAGTATAAGTCAAGAAGGCATAATTACTTTACCACAATTTGATCAAGGTGTTTTAGATTCTTTTACAAGCACTGATTCAGGGTTTGCTGATGGCAAATATGCTACCGTTACAAGCGACACATTAAGAACATTAACTTTTAAAATTGTTATACCATCTGGATTTAGTAATTCTGCTGATGCTTTTTTTAATTGTGATTTAACATTTACACAACCGAAAAGGGTAACAAGTGGTACTACACCTAGTTGTTCAGGTGGACCAACTGTGAATGGAAGTGTACCTACACAAACATTAAACTCTGGTGGCAATACTGTAACTGTGAATCTAGCATCGTTTTTTAATCAAGGCAGTTCTGCAATAGCAGGATTTACTATCAATAATAATCACACAAGTTTTATGCAGGCATCTGTAACTTCATCTACACTTACAATAACTTCTTTAGGAGTAGGTGGTGAAGAAAAACTTTATGTTTCTGCTTTTGATAATGATATAAATACTTGCCGACCTGTACAAACTATTAGCGTAACCATAAATGCAAGTACAGCATTCGCTTGTGGTGACGCAGGGTTAAAAGGTGGATTTATATCACAAACCGGTGTTATAACTGATCCTGATTTAGTAGGTACAATTACAGCTAGAAAATTAACATCTGGTGGATCAACGATTACTAATGCGGGTACTAATAGTGCTAGTGGATCAATTACTAAAAGCATATTTTTTGATATTACAGCACCATTAAATTATACTAATTCTGGCGCCACGATAGAATGTGAATTGGTAATGACACAAGCCGGAACAGGTTTATCTGCTTTTGGTTGTGGAGATCTTATATTGACAGAACAAGGTGTTTATACTGATGGCTCAATAAAAAAAGGTAAAATAAATACAGGAACAATCGTAAGTTTTAGTCCTCCAGATTTTGGTATTGTAAGCACAAAAACAGACCGAACAATAGATTTTACAATTACTGCGCCGAGTGGTTTTTCTAATTCTGGTGCTAATATAGTTTGTTCTAAATTAGTATCACAACCACCGGAACTTAATGTATGCAATTTTGATGGTGGTGGTACTTATTATATTGATACCACACCCTATTCTGATCCTACTGTAATATGCGAAGAAATAGGTGTCAGAGCAAGAACGGAAGTGTTTTGTACTAGCGAAGAAATAGATACTGCATACGGACATACAGTTTGCCGAAATAATCAACCAATGAAAGGTTTTAGTTTATATTATGTAGTAAGTGAATTTATAACTAACAACATAGCAAGATCAAATTCAGGCACTTTTTATATTTGGGGAATAGGTAACAATGGAGTTATTGAAGCTGTTTATGAATGGGATTGCGGAAGTGGTGGACAAGGACAAGGGTTTCAAATTTAATTAATATGGCAACTTTAAAAACAGCAAATTTAGAAATATATATTTATACAGGAACTTCTGGAAGTTACAGCGATTCTGATTTGAAATATACTTTACAAAAAGAAATAATTTCAGGCGAAACTAAAATTGTATTTGAGTTTGCAGAATTAGTTAGGGATTATTTGACAATGACTTTCAATAATGATTATACATCTATTGCTGTTTGGGTTACAACTATTGCAACCTTGGTAGATGATACAGGCGTTACGTTTACTTATGGCAATCCTGTAACTAGCACATATCTAGCACTTGACGGATATGGTTATTATGAAGAAGAAATAAACCCACAAGGTTCTACAAATGCTTTAATAACAACTAATAATATTTATTTACCAGAAGGAACTGCAGGAAAATTGCCATTGTATGCACCGGGAGTTGGTAAAATAATTATTGATAGCGCAACTACTCAAATAACAGATAGTGGTAATAGCAATCAGAAAATACAATATGCTACAATACCTGCAGATAGTTCAGAAATAAAAGTTTACGACACTGATGATACAACACTTAAAAAAACCATTACTGTAATAAATGTATGCGAACCAAAATTCACAAGCTACAAAATCACTTTCGTAAACAAACACGGAGCATTCCAAGATTTGTATATGTTTAAAAAAACTGTTGAGAGTTTTAATGTAACAGATGAAACGTATCAAAGTAACATAATCAATAACTCAACTGTAACTTATAACACATACAAGTCACAACAAACTAGATACAACATAAATGCCAAAACTAAATTAAAATTAAATACAGGGTTTATGGTTGAGGATGCAAACAGCACTATTGAAGAATTGTTTTTATCTAAAAATATATGGATTAGATATGAAAGCAAAACTTTGCCTGTGATACCTACAAGCAAAGACTTTACATTTAAAACTAGCTTGAATGATAAATTAATAAACCATACGATTGACTTTGAGTTTGCATTTAACAAGATAAATAATGTCAGATGATAGGACTACAACTTTATGTAGAAAACCAATTGGTTGAAATGTTTGATGATGAAAGCGTAACGCTGACACAAACTATTCAAGACGTAAGAAATATAGATAAAATATTTAGTGATTTTAGCAAAACTTTTTCAGTTCCTGCAAGCGAAACCAATAACAAAATATTTAAACACTTTTATAATTTTGAAATATTAAATGGATTTGATGCTAGGGTAAAAGTAGATGCTGAATTATATTTAAATTACAAACTATTTAAAAAGGGTAAAGTAAAACTAGAAGGAACAACATTAAAAATAAACAAACCCCACACATACAAACTTACATTTTTTGGCAATACTGTAAATCTTAAAGATAAAATCGGAGATAGCACATTAAGTGATTTACCAATATTAACAGATCTTGAGTTTGAATATACAGATGCTAGCATAAAAGGAATGTTAAATACAGCACAATCTAAAACTATGAATGGTGTTGTGTTTCCAGAGGTTTTATTGGTTCCTTTAATGACACATACTAAAAGATTGATTTATGATTCTAGTAGTTCAACATTAAACACAGACACATTAGCAAATATTGCCTATGCTGCAGGTCAAAATAAAGGTGTTGAATTTGATCAACTAAAACCTGCGATTAGAGTACACGCTATTATAAAAGCAATAGAAAGGGGATTTTTTACTCAACAAGGTTTTTCGTTTAGTAAAGATTTTTTTGCTACTAGTAATGCTAGTTATTATAATTTATTTTTGTGGTTACACAACAAAGTTGGTTCAATGTTTAGTGATCAACCAGAACAAATAAAATTCACTAATTATCAAAGGGTTTTTAATAGTTCACCAGATAGTAATTTTTTTACTTTAAATAAAAATTCTTTTATAAATTTAAGTTCTTTCAGTGAAATAAGATTTAGTGTAAAAACAACAAATCAAACTGCAAAATATAATGTTTACTTGTTCAAAGATGGCGAACTTGAATTAGAATATAAAGATTTAGTAGGTGACACATTCCCAACGCAAGGTCAAGGAAAAGGCAAAAAAGGTAATGCAGATTACGTGCCACTAGCCAAAGGCACTTTTACTTTTGCAGTTGAATCAGACACGGTAGCAACTTTTGAAATTAGTCCTAGAGTTCGAAACATATTTTTTTCTATTGGTTTCACAGGCACAGCAATTTCAATAACAAATAAAAAAGTACAAATTACTGAACAGCTACCAAAAATAAAAATTATAGACTTCCTGACCGGCATTTTTAAAATGTTCAATTTAACAGCTTTTATACAAGACAACAAAACTATTAAGATACAAACGCTAGATGATTTTTACGACACTAATACAACGTTCACTGATGTAACAGAATTTATTGACAAAGAATCATCAATGGTTGATAGTGTGTTGCCATACAAACAAATCAACTTTAGTTACAAAGGTGATAAAAGTTTTATGGCATCTAATTTTGAACAAATATTTAATCGCAAATGGGGATCACTTAATTATAATGCGGGAGAAAAATTTGATGGTCAAGTTTACGAAATTAAATTACCCTTTGATCATTTTATGTTTGAAAGATTAAAAAATGTATCAGGTAATGCTAATACTGCTGTACAATGGGGTTGGAGTGCAGACGATAAACAAGGTGCATACCTACCAGAGCCATTGTTGTTTTACCCTGTTTTAAATTCAGGCACAAGTATTGGCGTTTTAGATTCTGCAAACAATGTATCAGAAGTTACATCTTATTTTGTGCCATCAAATTCTTTGTATTTAAGTAATTCATTAAGTGATGATTCAAGCGATAACATAAATTTTAATTCTGAAACAAACGAATATGAAGGCATCCCATTTAACAAATCTTTATTTGAAAAATATTATAAAAGCTATATAGAAGATGTATTTGATAAACGCAGAAGATTAACAAAAGTGAAAGCGTATTTACCTGTTTCTATTTTACAAAATTTAACACTATCAGACAAGCTAGTTATCTTCAATAAGACATATAAGATTAACAAAATTGTAACAAACTTTGAAACGCTGTTAAGTGATTTAGAACTAATAAACACAACAACAGAAATTACGCCAATAATACCAAGCAAGTTTTTACCTGTTTCAACTGACACAAATTTAAGTGCAGATTCAGACGAATTTTTTGCAGACAATGGTATTATTACAGTAGATAAATTTAACAACTTTGAAGGATTAGAAGTAATTAGCACAACAGAAGTGGTGCCAGAAGATGTAAGCGTGCCTAATATTCCACAAGTAGTTATTAGTGATGAAGCATTAACAGTTACACCACCAACATTAACATACCTTACAACTGCACCTTCAAGTTCTGTGGTTACTATTTCATTTACAGTTACTACATTAGGCAAGGTTGGTTCGACATCGCAAATAGATGAATATGGATTTTTCTATTCAACTACAAAATCGCATTTAAGTTCTGATAGTATAACAACATTAAAAACAGGATCAGCAACTAATATAAAATACGATACTACACCACAAAATAAAAACACATTATCTGGAAATATAAAATACCAAATTACAGGATTATCTGCAGGCGATACAATTTATTATAGATTCTATGGTAAAACTACAAATGATACATCGTTTGATGTAGCTAGTGGTGAAATGTTAAGTTCTGTATTATTTGAACAAGCAACGCCAAGTATTAGTTTTACAACCACAACATCTGTATATAGTTATCACGTGATGAAACCAGACGGAAGTGCTTTTGCTACCGGTAATTCAACATTTAGAATTAAAAATGGTGATGGAACTTTCTTTGATGTAAAAGGAATCAGTGGTGGTGTTTTATATTCTTTAGTTGTGCCGGTGCTTATTGAGGGTGATGCTGTAAGTTTTCAACAAAGATTTCAAGGCGTAGATTTTACAGGTATTGCAGTACACGATACTAGATACCAATATGACAAAGAATCACAAAAACAATTCGATAGGGAATTAGACGCTTGTGGTTATCACGCAACTGATCGTGCAACTGCTGAATCGTATGCTAGAAGTTTTTCAGCTACAGGTTCAACTTTACCTAATGGAAAAAAATTAACAAAATTAGGATTTTACAATCAAGGTGCTAGTAGCGAAACAGATTTTGTTTGTCAAAATTATAGACCATTAAAAGAAGGATACGGATTATACCAAATACCAGACGATCAATTTGGTGTATATCAAAGGAATACAGAAAGTAATAAATTGCTTTATGCACCAGATGGATTTTATGCTTTTTATGATTCTAATCAAAATGGATGTTATGCACCCGGACAAGGTGTTTCAGGTTCAGTAATAGATGGGATAGTTACTAATGTAAAAACATTTTACTAATGATAGATAATATTTTAACATTGCTAGAACTAGCAAAAGAACAAGACATACGAAGCGACAACATTGATCAAGCATTAGGTAAATATAAATTACCTATCAGTTTTGCAGATGTGAAGAACAGTTTAAAACTAAAAAAATGACCGAAGAAAATATCCGCTTAAATATAGATGTGCAAAGTGCAACAAAAGCGATTGGCAAACTTACAGATCAAATGGAAGATTTTAAGGATGAAACCCAAGAATCTTTAAATGCTATAAATGAAACCAACCAAAAAGGAAATAAAGGTTTAGCAAAACTAGGCAAAACAGTTAAGGGTGTAGGCAAAGGTTTTAAAGGTGCAGGATTAGCAGCAAAGGCATTTATTGCAGGTCTAGGATTAAAGATATTTGAAAAGTTTACAGAAATATTAATGCAAAATCAAACCATTGTAGATGGATTAGGTGTTGCGTTTGGAACTGTATCTGCTGTGTTTACAAAAGTTATTGATGGTGTTATAGATGCAAGTAGTGAATTTACAGCTTTGGGGGATATTGTTAAAAATTCTGTTATGGTGCCTGTTAATCTTTTAAAGACTTCAATCTTTGGTGTACAAACAGGATTATTAAGGGCGCAACTTGCTTGGGAAAAATCTTTTTTAGGTGGTCAAGATGCTGATAAAATAAAAGAATTACAAGCAGACATTGATAGGGTTGATGAAAAGGTTGCTGGTGCTGCAGGTGGTCTAGTTGATAATGTTGTAGGCATCGGTAAGGGTTTTATTCAAACAGGAAAGGAATTAGGCGACTTTACTACAAAAGCTGTGGAAAACGTATCTAAAATATCTACAACGCAAGAACTAGCTAATCAAGAAAGAATACAACAATTAAAAAATGAAACGGAATTAGCATTAGCAGAAAATGATAAATTACAATTTAAATATCAACTTGCAGCAGAAAGGCAAAGGCAAATCAGAGATGATGTTACAGCATCAATAGATGATAGAATAGCAGCAAATAATAAATTAAAAAATATACTTGATGAACAATCTTCACTTCAATTAGCAAATGCACAAAAAGCATTAGAATTAGCACAAGCAGAACTTGCAGCCAATCCTAACTTAATAGCTAATAAAACTGCTTTAATAGAAGCTGAAAAAAACATTTTAGATGTTAAAGAAAGCATTGCAGGTTTTGAATCAGAACAAAAAGTTAATCGTGAGGGATTAGAACTAGAGGAAATTGAATTAATAAATAGTAAATCAGAAGCAGAGAATGCAAGATTAATAGCTAAAAAACAATTTAATGCAGAAGAAATAGAAGATGAACTTGAAAAATTACAAGCCTTACGTGATATTGCTCAACAAGAAAATGATCTTGAAACAGAAAGGCTACAAGCACAGATTGAAAGATTAGGCGAAGGAACACAAGCAAGGCAAGATGCTGAACAACAGTTGTTAGATTTCCAACAAGAAAAAGGATTAGAAATACAAGATTTCAATAATCAAATAAAAGGACAACAATTAGCAAATGATGAACAAGAATTAGCATCTAGTATATTATTACAAAAACAAAAGCTAGGATTAGCTGCTGATGCACTAGGTGGTATTGCACAACTGTTGGGTGAAAATAGTGCTGCAGGAAAAGCTGCTGCAATAGCACAAGCAACAATAAATTCATATTTAGGATTTACAGAAGTTTTAAAAACACCCTCTACTTTACCACAACCATTCGCATCTATTGAAAAAATTGTGAGTGCAGGAACTATATTGGCATCAGGATTAGCTACAGTTAAAAAAATTGTTGGCACCAAAACACCTGCAGGCGCAAAAGGTGGTGGCGGTGGTAGTCGTGGTGGAGCACCTGCATCAGCACCCCCTGCATTTAATATAGTTGGTGAAGCACCAGAAAATCAATTAGCAACAGCATTGGGAGAAAATGAACAGAAGCCTGTAAAAGCATTTGTAACAAGTGGAGATGTAACAAGCGCACAAGCATTAGATCGAAATATAGTAGAAAATGCGTCTATATAAATACAAATTAAAAAACTAAAACGTTATAATAGTATGAAAATAGTTGAATTAGTAATTGACGAACTAGACGAAAATAGTGGCATTGATGCGATTAGTTTAGTAGAAAACCCTGCTATTGAAGAAAACTTTTTGGCATTATCTAAAAATAAAGAATATAAGTTTGCAGAAGTAGATGCAGAAAAAAGGTTATTAATGGGTGCTATACTTGTGCCTAATAAACCAATCTACAGGAAAGATGGGGATACAGAATACTATATATATTTTACAAAGGACACAGTCCGCAAAGCATCTGAATTATATCTGTCAAATGGAAACCAAAACAATTCTACATACGAACACTTTGAGAAAATAAATGGCGTTTCACTTGTAGAATCTTGGATTGTAGAAAATAAAGAACAAGATAAAACAGCATTGTATGGTATGGATTTGCCATTAGGTTCTTGGGTTGGTTCTGTAAAAGTTTACAATGACGAAATATGGAATGAATACGTCAAAACAGGATTGGTAAAAGGATTTAGTATTGAAGGATACTTTGCTGACAAAGCAGAACGACCTAAAAAAAAAACAAAAGACGAATTATCACAAGAAATAGAAGCAGGAAAAAAACTATTGAAAATAAAACAAGATTTGGTAAGATATACTTTTGAAACATATAACGATTATCCACAATCTGCAAGTAACAATGCAAAAAAAGCTATAAAGTATAAAGAAGAAAACAATTCTAAATGTGGAACTAGAGTTGGTTGGACTAGAGCAAGACAACTTGCTGAAAAAAAAAACATCAGTCGTGAAACAATAGGCAGAATGGCTAGTTTTAAAAGACAACAACAAAATAAAGATGTTCCATATAGCGAAGGTTGTGGTGGTATTATGTGGGATGCTTGGGGAGGTACAAGTGGTATTAATTGGGCGATAAATAAAATGAAAACTTTTAAATGAAATCATCTAATAACGGACGTTACAGCAGTCCAAAAAGCGGCAAACGTGGTTGTCTATGTAAAGATGGTATAAGATACAGTAGAAAGTGCTGTGATGGTTCCTATCAAGCACAAGGTATTGGTTCTATCACAAAAATTCCAAATTAAAATACAAATCATTTTTTCGGTGCGTTATATTAATACAGAAATGTAATTAACGTTAAATATATATTTATGAAACCGACAGAAATGTTAAACAAAATTACTTCTTTGCTTTCTACAAAAGTAGAGCTAGAAAGTATGAAGTTAGAAAATGGCACAATTCTGGAAGCTGAAAATTTTACAAGTGGCGAAA